TAATGTTGAAAGGTACAGGAATATTAACCTGTTTCCCATTTGGCGTACTCCGATTAAGGTACGTCTTAGGACCGACTGACCCTCGGCTGACGAACATTGCCGCTCAGTATTCCATGCTCCTTCATTCTGTCAACTTTTTTTCAGACAACAATGTGGCCTCAATAAATCACTTCTTAAATGTAATCTTATCAGCAAAAAGTCTGGTTAATCATGGACTGCAAGTCTGCCTTATAGAGGGTGTGAGTTCATCAATGATCCGAATAGTGCAAGATTTGGACTTGGTACACATTGACAAAGGCGTTATAGTGTTCACTGATGTTACATCCGATCCAAAACTGACGGGGCCTAAAACCAAAAAGTTGAAAAGTCTCACATATGTGGATTCATTTGTGCCCAATGTCGTCATAATGCAGCAACATCATCTTCCCGGTGCCCTTTATCTCAACCCTGTGATTAAAGGAGAATTCAAGTCTGATTTTGAGGTAGCAGATCAATTGATGAGCATGATGAAGGACATGACTGAAAAGGAAATTTCTGAACTCATTGATTTTTACGCAGACCAAATCAAAGGAGTGGACATGTTTAGACCCAGGAAAAGCAAATCCTTCTTTCATAAGCACAGGGACGCGTTACTCAAAATCTCGTCTCAAAATGGGACCGATATTGCCAAGATTAGCAGCAGGATCCTGGAGGAATTCAAGTTGCTCAAACTGGATGAGTACACACTGCCTGATCTAGATCTGAGGAGAGTGAAGCATCAATTTTATGCAGAGCCTTCAGCAGAGCCAGCTTTCTCTTTTGATCCGTGGGAAAGAGCTGAAGACATAGAAAACTTCTGGTGTAGGCTGATCTACGTGTGTGGAAAACAGGGGTCCAGCAGCAGTGCAGATGGCATTGGCTATCTCGGGTATCAAGAAGGCATCACCATGACTAGAGTGGTTCAAGATGGGGTCCCATTGGATATGGTCAAAATCAAGGCTCCCAATGATGTTATAGAGTACTTCACGTATAAGACAGATCCTGTTGAGCTAAATTGGATGGAGATGGAAAATGAACTTGCTGACTTTGATGTGCGATGCTCTTCCATCGGCTCGGAAACCACGTGTGACAAGTACCTCATCAAAATGATCCAGGATTCGGCTGACAACAATGCTAGCAAGCTGATGTCTGACATATGCTCAGGGGTAATCTCATCAGTCAGTGACACGTTTGGACTCAAGTTGTTAGAGTTCTTTTATGATGTTGCCAAGGCTGCGGGGGTATCCAGGAAGAAATTTTCACGTGTCAGGAAGAAGGGATCTTTACAAAAGAAAACTGTTGTCATGTCTTTGGAATCAGTGGGAAACATGTGCAACATCATGTTGATGAACAATATTGATTACAGATCAGAGATGCAAAATGGCAGCATAGTGATCTTTGGGGAGTCGTCCAATCTCAATTCAAGCATAATTTGCCCAATGGTAAGCAATCAGAGCAAGTTGATAAATGCCAACAATCCATTGTTATCTTGGTGGGCAACGGCACCTTTCAAATTTTTGTCCTTTCTCAGTTTGTTGAAAGAAAGTCAATGGGGTTCCAGATCAAAATCAGACATTCTTTGTCAGCAATTGCGGATTGACAATCTTGGTTTTTTGATTCTTTTATTCATGTTAAACAATTCCAAATTTTCACAGGCAGCTGATCAAACTCGATATTTAGTGCTGAACTCTACTGGCATGGGAAATAGTACTCTTAAATTGTATGAGAAAATTTCATGGTACACCCCCTCTCGTCTCTCAGAACAAGTTTTCATGAACAGACTCAAGAAAATGGTTTGGGTGTCAGAGTACTTCAAAGCAAACAACTGCAAGGATCAGCTCAGCATTGAGATGATAGGGAACCTGTCTGAACCGGGTGTCGTAAAGAAAATCAGAAGCACTGCATGGAAGCTAGCCTTTCCTCATGACTCTAAATACCTCCCTGACGAATCATATTTGTTCAATTCGTTTTATCTGAACAAGTGTTTAGTGGTCAACAGAGATAATAAAGTGGTATCTGAATCATTGGTCCTCATCAAGCAGTTGGAGTCGAGACTTGAGTACTTACAGAATTATCAGCCGACTAAGTTTGAATCCATACACACAATGCTTAGTGAGTCAGGTTGCAAGTATAAGCCTAATCTCTGTCTGCAGGCCCTAGGAGCATCCTTCAGCACGCTCAAGATATTTGGGAGCTACGAGACTAGCTATGAGGAAAACGACATCTCCGGGGTATTGACTTGGACAACTGCTGCTGAGGTTATGAATAATAGAGGCTCAGTTAGCTATGATGGTCCTTCAGGCCTTATACAATGCAAGTCAAAAAAGGTGAATCAGAATAGTAAGTGTTACAAGACAATCCTTCATGAGATGGCTATGGCTTTTGGAGACTACAGGGAATCAGTTGATTTCATAGAGGACTCAGCATCAAAAAGTGCCTTCAGCTTTCCCAAAAGTAACGTTACCAGCCTTTGGCATGCCCTGTTTAACATAATAAAACGACAGCTGAATGTCATTGCGAAGATGGTTCACAAAGATCAAATAGGGGTTAGAGAGATAGCTGTGCTCAATGCTGCGGGAAGAATCATCTGCTATTACCTGGAGAAAGTGGCCCGGCTTGTTAGAAACAATGAACAAAAGAGAGGAGATTACACCAACGTCATCGAGCACCCAAACAAAGATGAAATTTGCGACCGAATGTATGCTGACAGTCTCCAGGAAGATGGTGTGATATACGACAATGCCGACTGCTCCTCCTGGGGACCATCCATGATGCCTGTATCCCTTTATCTCACACTTGGCACAAGATTGAGGCCTGGTTTCCAGAGGGATCTTGTAAAACAGTGCCTGGACATGTTTTCCCGAAAAGTGTTCAAAGTTCCCGATGTGCTCTATAGAGTGTTCTTGCAACGCGAGTTGAAGGGGAACAATTCCGTAGTCAAATCGTATGTGATGCTCAAAGATGCACCGTTGGATCTGGCCGACATGAGATTGCAGATAATAAAGTCACCAGAGGGCATGTTTCAAGGGATTTTAGGATGTTCATCAAGTGTGCTAGCTGCAGACTGTCTTAGATTATCATCAAAAGTCTTGACCCATCTGCAGCCAAATTTACGAAGCGTCCAGAGCATTGTGACTAGTGACGACTATGCCAGAGTGTTGAGATTTGATGGAGGGAAGTACCACAAAAGTTCCATGATCAATGTTTCTCTTCATGCCAAGATATCTTTGGACTATGGTATAACTAGGAACATGTCGAAAAGCTTTTGCTCTGGTCATTACTGGGAGTTCAATTCTGTGTTCAGATGTCGCAGCGGGGTATTTAAGCCAGAAATAAAGAGCAGATTGTCTTACGTGGACTTCAGTCATGATTTTGATATGTATGCCTCAGCTCTTGAAAATTTGAACATCTCAGTTCAGTTCTCTCGTCAAGAAGGCAGCTTAGTGGGAGGGTTGATGTTGATGGCACTCAGGAATTACATGAGGCTAGTGCAGAACCAACTGCTTCCCGTCTACTCTGAGGATAGAGATCGGTTGTACAAAGTGCCACTGGAACTAGGAGGAATGATTCGCTGCAATGTATTGAAGTGGTCTGGCATGCCGAGCATTTGTGCCTTTCTCGAGAATTATGGCCATGGGGAGGTAAATGTGGAAACTTCGATATCGAACATGTTAATGGAAACCAACGACAGCACTGAGCTGGTGTCCATGGATCTTAATGGGGAACTCTCGAAAATGCCGATGATCAGCAGGTCTCGTCTTTTAAACTTGAGTCAAAGGGCATCCAGACAAAAACGAGCGATAACTGAATATTTGCCTGGTTTGCCTCAAGAATGGTTTTTGGAAGCATGGTATGGGATTCGATCCACTTTTGGCGCAATCATGATATCATGTTTCCAGCGAGAGTCCATGTACAGAAATGACTTACCTTCACATCTAAGGCTTACTGTTCCTAACACTCCTTACGAAGCAAAAACATTCTTAGACACTGTGAACATGGTGAAACTCAGTCGAGCAGATCTGGTGCAAAGAGTAAGAACTTGGTCCCCTGTGCCATTTGCTGTGAAGCCTGTGACCTTCTTCAATGTGCCAAAGATAACAGAGTATTTTAGACTCTATGATGAGACATTCAGAAATCTTGTGCCAGCTTCATTGACATGGGTTCCTAGTGGCGGGAAAAAGGTTCAATTCGATCTGTCTGTTGCAGATTCTCATTCTTTGAAACTGATGACTCTGGAGGGTGCTCAAGGGGAAGATGATGTGATGAGGAAAATAATGCGTCTATCTGCCTTCAAAGAAAAGTACGAGAAGCTCTGTTTCCAAAAGGGGAAAATCAGGACCAGTTTGATGTCAGGTGACCAAACGACGAACCCTTGGCTAATGCTAGCTAAGTCTAGTTTCTGTCAAAATATGAGGTTGAGCTGGGAAGACACCACTGTTCTAGAAATCTTTTCTAACTATAACCCTATGTTCAGAAATGTCAGAGATACACTGTCCAAGATAAAACCAGGAGGAAAATTAGTGCTGGACGTGAGCAAGGATGAACATGGTCCATGTTTGGGTTTAGATGTCACTAACTTCCTCAATGAGAGTCTAAAATATGCAAAAAGTGATGAAGTGGCTGACTTGTGGTCCTTATTATATCAGATGACATCTGCTGACCAATACAAACTTTATCTTCACCTGGATCACTATGTGGGCCGTAACCATAATATGTACAACAATGGCACTTACATTGTCTATGAGCAATCTGTCAAGGGTGTTGGGAAAGAATTGTCTCTAAGGCGGGTGAAGGAACAAAGCTGGTTGCACTACATCCTCTTGAGCAAACCGGAATTGAGCAGATTGTCTGACACCAGATATGACGAGTACAGGTACATGCAGCAAAGAGGCACAAGGCAAGTCCATCTTGAAAATTATTCAGGTCTTATGATGTTGAAAGCCGGAGAACACATCATTTGTTGCTTGGGCCCACTGTTGCGAGAAGAGCTCCATTCCTACATCTTGATGACAATGATGGAAAATTTGGTTAATGAGGAAATAATGGCAGCAGCTGATTCGCAGGCTTCAAGTGTTTCGGTGATACTGGAGAAGGATGATGTTGTGGACTTGGCTCAAAATGAAATCAATGTGTTATCTGATGGCGAGCTGGGACCTGATTTGTCTGATCCTGAATTTGACTTCGATGATGACTACCTGAATCAGATGGATGATAATTTGGAATTTGAGGACAATTTGTCAGATTTGGAATCAGAAGAGTCATCTGATGCTACATTCTCACTGGGATCAACGCTCAGAGCTCAAAAGATAGCAGTCAGTTCAGGAAGGGCATGGGCTGTCAATTCTGTTAGAGTCAGGAAGAGGGGGCAATACAGGCAGCCATCTGAATTTGTGTTGACACTACCATTTGATCTGGACACCAAAGTCTTTATGGATTCTGACACCACTGCTATTGAACAACTGATCATGAATGCAAATGTACATGGTCCTGAGTTCAGAGATTGGGTTGTTGAAGTTCTTTCTGTGGCGTTGAAAAGTAGTAGACTAA